AGCGCGTGGCATTGCTCATCCTGAGCCTGGTGAAAAGAAGGAAGTTGTCTTCCAGACGTTCGGGGAAGCCTTCCTGAAATCAGCAGCGTACTTGAAGAAAGGTTCTGATGCGGTTCTGCCGGAAGGCGTGAACATCAAGACGCTCTTCGAGACTGCAGCTGGTTGGGCTCCTGAGAGCCTACGCACTGGTCGATTGGTGGAGAAGGCAGTTCGCCCTATCCAGATCATCGACTTGATCCCTGGGTCCTCTACGGCCCAGGCCGCCATCGTCTATATGGAAGAGACGACATTCACCAACAATGCGGCTGAAACCGCTGAGGGTGGCTCGTATCCTGAAAACGCATTCGCGTTGGAAGAGAAGAGCTCACCAGTGAAAAAGGTCGCGGTGTTCATCCCCGTGACGGACGAGCAGCTCGAAGACGTGGCGCAGGTTTCCAGCTACCTGGACAACCGGCTGCGCTTCTCCTTGCTGCAGAGGCTTGATAATCAAATCCTCAATGGAGATGGCGTCGGAGCCAACTTGACGGGTATCCTCAACACTGCGGGTATCCAGACTCAAGCTAAAGGCACTGATCCTGTGCCGGACGCTATCTACAAGGGCATGACGAAAGTCCGGGTGACTGGACGCGCATTGCCTTCTGGCATCATCATGCATCCCAACGACTGGCAGGATATCCGCTTGCTCAGAACAGCAGACGGTATCTACATCTGGGGCAACCCCTCAGAAGCTGGTCCGGAGCGAATGTGGGGACTCCCCGTGGCGCAGAGCGATGCTCTGGCCGAAGGAACGGGCCTCGTCGGAGACTTCCGCACGTTCATCGAATTGGTTGAGCGTCGCGGCATCCAGGTCAAAGTGTCTGATAGCCACTCTGACTTCTTCATCAAAGGGAAACAGGCTGTTCGCGCTGACCTCCGGGTCGCGCTGCCGGTCTATCGCCCTGCGGCATTCGCAACTGTAACCGGAATCTAAGGTTGCTTGAAACTGGGAGGGTGGCTGAGGCCATCCTTGGTCACCCTCCCAGAAGTTTGGAGGAAACATGAGCGTAGTGGAACCTGAAGTCAAGACGGCAACAATCCTCAGTGGCGCAAGCCTGAGCGATGCGGTCCAAGTCGGCCAAGCTGAAGTTGCGGGATTTGTCTTGCCGGCATTGACTGCAACTGCTCTGTCATTCCAAGGTAGTCATGATGGTGTCACGTACGGAGATGTGTACGACACTTCAATGGCTGAAGTCTCCTTGGGTTCCTCAACAGGAAGCAGGGCTGTCCAGGCTCCTGCGGCACTAAAGGGATTTTCGTTCATCAAAGTTCGCAGTGGACTAACTGCAGCTCCTGTCAATCAGGGTGCTAACAGGTCCATAGCAGTCATTCTGAAATAAGGGAGGAATGTAAAATGCCAGTGATCGAAGGAAAAGCTATACAAGGTCAGACCACAACTCACCGCTATGGTGAAACTGGGTCCTACCAAGCAGTTGCCGCAGACCTGAACCTTGATGCGGGTGCAGGTGATTCAACAAACCCAAAGTTCATCGGAGCTGTCATGGGGAACCTTCTTGGTGACGCATTGACCAAGACGAAAAACTACCTGGGCGGCTTGATCGGGCACTACAGCGTGACCGGAGCTCGGGCCACGACTTATCCGGCTGGCGCTGTTTTGGCCGGCATTGGTGATGGGTCGGACTTGGCTGACGGAGCTGTGGTGGCATATGTTGACGGTGACAGCGCAGTGACAAAAGCCAATGCAGCCTTCAAGGCCATGAGCAACAACTCCACGCCTGGGTCGGGGTTCGACTACGGCATGGACTTGTTCGGCGCGGCGCATGACGGTTACTCTGAGTTGGCCATCCTCAAGGCTGATGTTCGACTCAGCAAAGAGGTTTGCTTGCTCAATGGAGCTGGCGCGCCTGTTGATGGCGGAGCAGGGACCGGCGCAGGATTCGCGCAGATTGGGTCGATGTACTTCGACCGGACCAACGGGAATGCTTACCTGAACGCAGGAACAAAAGCGTCTCCAACTTGGAAACTGATCACGCGAGCTGCATGATAATTACCAGGGAAGAGGTTGTGGCACGGATTGAGGTATTGAATGAACGCCGAATTCAAAAAATCGGTGAGCTCAATGCCATCATCGGAGCCTTGCAGGATTGTGAGTTCTGGCTCAATGAGTTTGATAAGCCCAAGGAGCTCAAGCCATGCTAACGATACAGCGTCTTAACGCAAAATCAGGAGGAAACATGAGCGAAACAATTGTTGTTGGAAAAAGAGTGTTTGTGGACAAGACCAGGAAGAAGGTTGTCGCTGAAGGCTCTGCTGAGGCCGCATTCCTTTTTGCGGCACCTGGCCAAAGAGTCAACAAGGCTGAGGCATTGCGCCTGGGCTTGATCAAAGGCTCTATTCCGCAAGCCAACAAGAGTTCCAAGCCTGAAGAAGACAAATGAGCACATTGACTGTTGCGCAGGCAAGGCAGCACATCGAAACTGACTTGGTTGATGATGCTTTGCAGAGGCTCATTGATGACGCTGAGGCTGAGATAGCTTCGCGCCTGGGCTCCAATGCCGCACAGACTGAGGTGCTTGAGGCTGGTGAGCCTTATTTGTGGCTGGCGCGGAAGGCTGCTTCCATCACATCAATCGTCGAAAGGTTCCTGCACACTGACTATGCATTGGCGACTGACGACTACAAACTTCACGCTGATGGATATCGCCTTGAGCGATTGCATGACGGCACGAATCCCGCCTTGTGGTTCAGAGGGATTGTGACCATTGTGTATGCCACTGTTGCTACTGCTGCTCAACGCTTGCGCCTCACCATCGACTTGGTGAAGCTCTCAGCAAGGTATGAAGGCTTGAAGGCAGCTTCGGTCGGCGACATCTCGACAACATTCCTTGATGACTACCAAAAGGAAAGGGAAAGTCTCTTCAGAGCCTTGAATAGCGGTGGTCGGAGGCAACTGGCTTGATCTCCATCGGACGAGCACTCATGACAATGCGTGCTCGCGTTGAGCGCGATAAAGCTGGCACTGATGCTTATGGCAACAAGGTTGTGCCGGCGGTATGGGAAGTGCGGGAGCCCAATGTCAGTTGCTTTGTGTGGTTCAAGAGCAGACGTGAGGTTGCTGACGGAGGGAAGATTGTGACTGTTGAGGATATACGTGGAGTGTTTCCTGGCGATGCTGACATTGCTCGTGGCGATAGAATCTCGTCCTTGACAGACAGACGAGAAAGGAAAATCCTTGAAGAAAATCTTGATGTTGACGAGGTCACTGAGCAATCACGTGGACCCAACATCAACCACAAAGTCGCGCTCTTGCGTAGGCATAGAGGATGATCAATGTTGAAATGGCGTGGCGACAAGATTCCTCCAAGCATAGACAAGGTGGTCCGCGTCGCCATCAACACAACAATGGGAGCTTGCGTAGCTTATGCTAAGGCAAATCACTCCTTCATCAACCGCACTGGCACCCTTGAGCGTTCAATCCGCATTGTTCAAGAAGCTCGCACCAGAGCAGCTCGATCCTTTGGTGTTTGGGGTAGTGCGCAGGTGGTGTACGCATTGTTCATTGAATTTGGAACTTTCAGGATCAACGCCTTGCCTTTTTTGCGACCCTCAGCCCAGGTTAATTATCCCAAGCTTGCTCCCACAATCAAGCGTCTCGCCAAGGAGGCAGGATTTTAATGGTTCAAGATGTCACTGAAGCCATTGTAACCTTGCTCAAGGCTGACGCAACCATTACCAGCTTGGTGAACACAAGAGTGTTTGGTGCTGAATTGCCGGCGAGTGAAGCAGTCAACATGCCAAGAAAAAATCTTGTTGTCCAACGCTCTGGCGGTCCTGCAGGACTGGGCGGTTACATTGAAGTTGAGCGTGCCAACATCGACATTCGTTGCTTTGGTGAAACACCACTAGAAGCTGACAAGGTCAGAAGAGCAGCTCATGAAGTTCTGAAGCAATATGTCAGGACCAAGGTTGGTGATGTGCTGGTTCACAGCTTCATTCCGGTGACAGGAGCAATATCGCTACGTGATCCGGACACACAATGGCCTTTCGTGATTCAAACTTGGACATTCATGGCTAGTGAAGTCCAGGCAACTTAAGGAGGATTGAATGGCAACAGTAAACTTGACACCGCAGCAAGTCACAAAGTCTGGAGTCACTGTTAGCAGAACAGGAAGCCTCAGCGTCAGCGACACATACAAGTTTGTCAATGATGGGGCAACCATCTTGCACTTCAGGAAGTCTGGCGCTGGCGTTTGCACTGCCACTGTTCAGACTCCCCAGCAAGTTGCAGGACTTGACGTTGCTGAGAACACAGTGTCGGTCCCTGCGAGCACTGGAGATGTGGTGTGTGGACCGTTCCCACCGTCAGTGTTCAATGACGGCAATGGATTGGCAGCTTTCACACTTTCTGAAATCACTGGACTTGACGTCGCAGTGTTGAAAGTCTAAGCAAGGAGGAACAATGAGCGCAAAGCCATACGAAATAATCGCTGCGCCGTTCAAGGCGTATCTGGCTCCTGTTGGAGAAGCATTTCCGGACGTGGACACAACTCCGGCAGGAAACTGGGTTCTCCTCGGCACCAGCGGTGACAAAAACATCACTGAGGAAGGCGTCACTGTCAGCCATCCCCAAACGCTCGAAATGATCCGCATGCTCGGCTCCACAGGACCATTGAAAGCTGTTCGGACAGAAGAGGATTTGATGATCTCTTTTGTGCTGGCAGACATGTCGCTTGAGCATTACAAGCATTCATTAAACCTGGGCACCGTCACTGACGTTGCTGCAGGAGCTGGGACGCCTGGATATCGCCACTTGCCTATCCGCAGAGGCCTGGACATTTCAGAGCGAGCATTGTTGTTGCGGGGTCCTTCGCCTTATGGTGACGGATGGAACATGCAATATGAAGTTCCGCGTGTTGTGCATTCCGGCGAGCCTGAAGTTGTTTTCGTCAAGGGTGAAGCTGCAGGTCTCTTGATGGAATTCATGGCACTGGAAGACCCTGATGCTGCCAGCGAGAATCTTCGCTTCGGACGCATTGTGGCGCAAGACGCGACCGCAGTTTAACATGCCTCCTGAACACCAGGCCCTAGCCACTGCGGCCAAGGCCCTGCGGGAATCTGCTAAGGCTCACAAGCGTGCCTCAGCAAGCCACCGCAAAAGTTCTAGGGCATGCATGGAAGCTCTGAGTAAGCTGCAGGAAGCTTGCAGGGAGCTGGGAATAAAGTTGGACGTCGTAGGCGAAGAGGAGATTGATCATGGCCGAAGCACCAACCGCAGCACTGGAGTTGAGCACAGCTAGACAGCGCAGCCTCGTCAAGATTGACGACAAATCTTACGAGCTGCGTCATCCAGACGAGCTCTCAGTCGTAGAAAGTTACTTCATGCAAGAGCTCTCAAAGCGTCTTGTTGCCTTGAGCAAAGGAGAAGTTTCCGAAAAAGACTTGAGCTCTATACAACAGGGCCTTGACAGGTCTCTCAGAACAGCCTTCGTAGACCTCCCAGAATCAGTATTGACCATCCTTAATGATGGACAAAAGCTGAAGGTCCTGGAGATTTTTTCACAGGCTCGGGAACCTCTGCCGTCAGCCCAGGAGCCTCAGACCAAGACGGCCTGAAGGAGTTGATGCACCGCATCATAGTAATGCGGAGATTTTACGGGGGATCACTAGAAGAATGGCTGAAGATGCCTTTCGCATGGTTGAAGGCCCACTCAGATTCAATGCCGGTAATTCAGGCTCAGGAATCCCTCATTGGTTCGACCATAGCGGCATTGGGCTCTGGCTCAATGAAAAAACATTATGCCGACAGAACCATGAAGAGCTGGTCACGTCTGGCAGACACATTTTCGAAAACGAAAAAA